CCCAATTAATTATGACATCGGATCGCTTTGCGTTATAATTATGACCGACCCGCAGTACTCGCAGGGCTCGTGCTAATTTCTTGGCAGACAAGCTGCCAATTTTATAAGGAAATAATTTAAGACTCATTTTGTAAACTCCCTTATTTTTTTAAATACTTTTTGTCTATCACTAAATTTATAAGACCCATCATAACGCATAAAGAAAGCAGTCCAACCATGGTTAGCATGGAATGTTCCTGTTACTTTTTTACCGTTAATAGTATCAAAATAAATCCAAGGATAGTTAGCTGCAAAGGTTACATCTATACCTATCTTTTCAAGTCTAGTTTTAAAGGTTGATAATTTATTAGTCATTATTTATTTTCTTTTAAGTAATGAAGGTGATGCATAGTTATGATATGCAGGTATACCTACAGGATCAATAGAGTCATCTTCAAACTCATCTACAAAAGATAGAGAATGATAAGGAACATTGTAAAGAAAGGAAGACTTACCGTTGTAATCATCATGCATTAGATCACATGTAAAGTCTTTGTTAACTGCAACAATTTCACATAACTCACCCGTTTCATATACTGTAAGAGTAGCAGGATCAGCTACATCTTCTAGTAATTCTACCATTGTACCTATTGCTATTAGGTTAGGTTTAGGTAAAGCTACAGTTCTGATTGTAGTTACATTCTTTTTCCAATCATACTTTGAATCTTTCCAGTCATATGTAGTTACTGGTGCAACATAAGGTTTGTAACTATCATTAGAATACCAGACTCCATCATCCCAAGTACCTTTGTGTTCATTCATAATCTTATGGTTGCCATGTCTATCAAGGAAGACAAGTTTACTATAACCTATACGACCTTCAATTAAGTCAATGATTGGATCTTGAAATAGAGCAAGGTTACCCCATTTACTTACTAAAGGTTGAAGAATGCTTTGATTAAATCCAATAGTGTCAGAATGATTAGCATCACCAAACCCACTAATAATACCATTGTGTACAAAGCCAATTGCATTATTAACTGCAAAGGGATGACAATTAGTTGTGTCAATTTTACCATGAGTTTTAATCCTAAAATGTATTACTGTTTGTTTGTTTTCATGTTTCTTAAATGCATCATAGAAAGATTGAAAACTAAAAAAACCTTTTTCAATATGTAACTTTTTATTTTCTGCATACATAAATCCTGCACCATCTGGATTAGATGTATAACATTCTTTAAGTGTTGCTAAAGATAATACTTTATCTTCTGGTTTATAAATTGCTATGCACATGGTTGATATCCTTTCAAATGATTACAAAGTTCAGGGAACATACGACGTTTGTCAGATAACCAATTGACAAATGCTTCGTAGTGTGTTTGTTTCTTTAATGATTCATTAGATTGAGCAGGCATACAATAGTCTACTAAAGCTTGAACAAATTGCATACGCATTGCAAAGTCTTTATAAGTTATAGGTGTTGCAAACAATCTGACTTCGATTGTATTTTGATTGTTAAGATTCAGTGCATTATATCTATCACTACCATTCCTATGTTTACGAGGGAATGTTATAGTTCTTTCACTACTCATTCTTGCATAGTTATTATCAATTCGTCCAGCAATACTATGAATAAAATCTTTATTGTCATGACGATTTAGAAACTCTGTAATCTTACCAACTGTCATGTGGCTCAAGGGTTTCCGACTGATATGAACATGCATACCTACATTCTTTTCTATCTTAAGATCTTTAGGTAAGTTATCAAAGAAAGATTTGAATACTTGTAAGTGAATGTCAAGAGTTGCAGGACAAGTTACAATCTCAAAGCCATTACGAATAGAACCATCAGACTTCATAAGGGCATGTCCATGCATTAGTTTACCAACACCTATCTGTGCACGATTACGATTGTTTGTTTCATATTCTAACTCACAACCTAAATACACAGTGTTAGGTCTAACTCTTGTTGCTTTAAACTTAAGCATCTGTTCTACTTTGGTAGAATAATTATGAATTTTAAAAGAATCAGAAAGACAATGATGACAAGCTCCATCAACCATTAATTCTGTAACAGATTCACGATTACATTGATTACATGTTTCAATGTCTACTTCATCACGATTCCATATCTGACCATCATGAAAGAAATGTTCTGGTTTAAGCCAGATATCATATTGATCATTAAACTCATAACCATAAATAGTAGGATCAGTATATTTATTAATGAGATCCCAATTAAGAGAACCAAGTCTTACTCGTCTTTGTTCACCATCAACAAAGAATTCTCTAGTTAAAGCATCTTGATAGTAAGACCAACTTGGTACATTTTTATCATAAAGAAACTCTTGAACAGTTTCAAATCTACTACCAGGAAGATTAGCTCTTGCTATTTCTACTGCTTCTCTAAGCATGTGTTGAGTAACCCAACTAGGACGTAAAGCGTTTGAACGCATACGTCTAATTAATGTAGACCAAAAGCCCTTTTTTAAAGTACCATTTTTATTATAATAATTTGGAGCATGGACTCTATAATATAAACTATCCATAGCAGTATTAACAGTTGATCTATAAGATTGACTTGTAGTTAAGCCTAAAGATCTACTATTATCTCTATAAATATTGTAAGCAGTTAGTTTACGATTACCATTATTCTCATCATTAGTATAGAATTGAATTACTCTTTGATCTCTGTACCAAATTGTAGATAGTGTATAGGTTTTACGAACATTTGCTTGTGTTGGATAATCCCATTCACTATCTTCTTTAGTCCAATAGGTTTGACGAATGTCAGGATGTAACCATCCAAACATATTAAAGCGTTTGTTAAACTCACTAAAGCTATAAGGTTTCATTGATATCTCCCTTTATAAGTTCTATAATATCTTTAGGTGGATGTTTATAGGCACGAACCAGAATGAATTCCTTTCTGTCTTTGCCCCATTTGTATCTAGCACAGTTATACCAACCATCTCCCCAAAATACATCAAAGAGATTGCGAGTAATATATTTGTATTTTAATGACATCTTTGACTCCATTGACAACGGGCAAAATTACCCACATAATACACTCGTAGATTGCCGACCACGCCACGCGTTGCGGACAATCGTACGAATGTACTATAAGAATACTTTACACTAATGTTAATATTAATTGATACAATATTACAGCTGCAAATACAACTGCAATAGTTATACCTGTTAATGCTAAACCAATAATATACTTATCAACCTTTGTATATTTATGTTTATATTTAGCAACACCAACAAAATCATCTTCATGATTACACATTTAATTTCTCCTTAATTAATTGACGATTAGTTTCAGATAGTTTACTTAATACAAATGCACAACCATACCGTTCAATACAATCTTCAAACTCATTAATAGTAAAATAGAAATGAGCTTCTTCTTGATCTATTTGAGCGTCAAGTTCTTGGTGATTATCATAATCATCTGCCATCATATTCTCCTTTGTAGAATATCATTTTATCATACTTTGCAACATATGTAACTTTCCAATACTTTGGTTTACTAATGGAAGTATCATGAAAATAATTAGCGTCCCCAACTGGATTGGACGCATAATTATGAATGATACGATAAGCTTTGTGTCTATATTGTGCTAAGACTAACTCTGAAGGATACTTTTTAACTCCTTGTTTTAATTGAGTTATATAATGAAATGCACCAGGTTTATGTGTCACTTTACAAACTTTATCAGGATTGTATTTGGCACGATTCATTACAACATATCCAACAGCATTTTGCACAATTTCAGTTTGAGTACTTGCTTCTCCATATAATATTAATGCTAAACAGAAAGATGGTGTTAACATAGAATTGCCCTATTTGAACATACTTTAAGGTGACCGACCTAGAAAAAACCTACGATTACTCGTAGATTTCTTCCATTAAGTCGTGCTCAACTGCGAGATACTCAATATAATCGACTTCAGATATTTTAGCTTCTCTTTCAATTCTCCAACCTTTGAAGAAAAGAAAGTCAGTTAGTTCATCATAAAACATTGTAGCATTAGTATTTGTATTACGAAGTTTATAGAATTTATCTAACATTGTTTATCCTTAGTTGAAAGGGATAGTCAATTACTACCCCTTAGTTGATGAAAGTTAAGCTACTTGACCATAGTCAGCAGAGTTTGTTTGATTCTCTGGAACGATTTCTGCTCTGCCACGATTGTCACGAACTGCAGCTTCTTTCTTGTATGATTCACGAAGACTTGCAATCTCATCTACTAAATCGTAGACTTCTTTAGCTAGTGGATTCTTGAATCTTGGATTGCTCATTTGATACGCTACTTTTTCTAAACTTTGTTGTGCTAAGAATAAGAGCATACCAGCTGGTGCTTTTGCAACTATTGCATTGTAAGTCTCAAAGTCAAATGAAGGACCAGAGTAAGTTTTTGTAGATGTAGTCATGTTATGATTTCCTTTATGTTATATTTTAAATTTTAAGAGAGGAACTACTCCCACTTGCTGAGAGTAGTTACTCGGTAGGTATTACTATTCTGTTATAAGTGAGTCTAAGTAAGCTTCATATTCTGCATCTTGCTCTGCTAATGACCACATACTATCGTAGTCATCAGTTTCCATATCGTCCCAAGATACATCATATTCAGGGTCCATATAATTGAAGAGATATTGTTGTTTAGGTTCTTGCATGTGATACTCCTTAAGATAAAGTTACACACTCAATTCGAGGTGCGAGGTCAATATCTCTCGAAGGACAAGTTTAGTCAAGAAGAATGTTTAACTATTTGATTGATAGCGTTGTTAGGGTTTGCTATCAAATAGTTGTGGTTACATTGTTCTTGATTAGTTTTGTCCGCAGACGAGATGCTTTTCTCGTCACTTCGCATTTAGTGTGTTAGCCCGAGCGGCGATTGAGCGTGGGTCAATTAGTAATGTATGTACCCAAATAACCACTGATAAAGTAGGTAAAACCATAGGGTTTTTAATACACTTACAATACATTTGCCAAGATAATTTGAGTGATTACAATTCTCCCAAAATTTTTATAGGAATCATCAGGATAAGTTAGATAGTTATAGGGTATATAGTGTGGTATAAGATAAGGATATGTGTACCACATCACTGATTCTTATCCTTAGGCTTAGATGTTACTCTAATCCAATCCTTATAGATATCGTCTATAGGGGGGGATAGGTAACTATTCTAGTTGATTTATAGTGGGATCACCTCTATGATACGAAAGAGGTATTTTGAGGGTAATGGACGATAACAATTACATCCTGAAAGGACTAGGTGCTCGGTGTGATACTAAAAGCGAATCATGTCACACCTCGCATAGCTCGGTATCGGGTATAAAGTACTTGACTTTTAATAACTATTGTGATATAATTAATAATTACTAATTACTATTAATAATTACTATTACTATAACTATTAATATAACTAATATAAATAACTATAATAATAATAATTATATAAAAAACAAATAAACTACGTCTTAAAGAAAATATAAATATAACTTGACTTTTAAAATAGATTATGGTATAATTATTGTATACTTCGTCTAAAGAGAAAACATAATATGCCTTTCCAAACTAATGGTAAACGAGATTACAAAAAAGAACTTAACTGGGAAAAGACTTCTAAACCTACTAGGGTTAAAGATAGAGCTAAAAGAAACTCAGCTAGAAGAGTATCTGGTCTTTCTGTAGGAGATACTAGACAAGTTGATCACAAGAAACCTCTTTCTAGTGGAGGAACGAATAGCAAGACTAACCTTAGGGTTGTCTCTGCTAAAACTAATTTAACTAAAGAGGCTCTTCGTAAGAAGAAAAAGTCTAATGGCAGGTCGTAGATCAATTGAAGATACAAATAAAATAAGAGAAGCAAACGGGTTACCCTTAATCCAAAAGAAAGAACCTAAGAGTAAAGCAATTCTTCCTGAAAGTAAAAAGGCTAGGTCTCAAGAAGTTTTGGCTACCATGCTTGGTCGTAAAGGTAAGAATGTAGTCCAGAAGGTTTTAGATAAAGCACTCAATGATGAAGATGATGATCAGATGGCTTGTCTTAAACTAGTCATGGATCGTATTCTTCCAGCAGATTATCTAGCTAAGGTTAAAGGAAAATCAAATCAGATCTCAATTCAGATTATGGGTGTAGGTGAAACTACAATTCAATCTTCTGAAGAAGAGCAAGAAGAAGATCTAGTTGACATTGAATATGAGGAAGTAACTAATAACGATGGACAAGAATGATAATAATTTTACTCCTTTTGCTATTATTAGGGATTGGTATTCTAAGCCTGGCTATTTTGATATGAAACGTGTAGCAGAAAAACCAGGTAATGAACTCTATGGTTCTGGAGGAACAGTTCTTGGTGCTAGTGATGCCTATCGTCATATTGTAGGGCAAGCTCTATATGCTAGGAAGTTTGGAGAAACTATAGCAGGAGCTATGGGTAACATTCATGAAATGAATTTTTCTGAACAAGATAGACAACTCTACAAAGAAGAGTCTGATATGGATAGAAAGAATAATGCCATTGGGTTAGAGATAGCAAGAAAAGCTAAAACAGAAGAAGATGTTTATAGAATGGCAAAAGAAGCCATAGAAAATAAAGAAGCTTTCTACTACGATAATATTACAGCTAATAGAAAACGCATAGAGACAGATGCTAAAAAAGAAAACATGCTTTATTAATCTTGGCTAATCTACAAGTAAAATTACATGATAAGCAACTTGAGGTCTTTAATGATAAGACTCGTTTTAAAGTTGTAGCAGCAGGTAGACGGTTTGGTAAGAGTCGATTAGCTGCATGGATGCTTCTTATTGAAGCGTTAAAGAGTAAAAGTAAAGATGTGTTCTATGTTGCTCCAACCTACCAACAAGCTAAAGATATTCTTTGGGGGTTGCTAAAAGAACTAGGACATGAAGTAATTACAGCTGCACATGAAAACACTTCTATCCTTACATTAGTAAATGGAAGAAAGATTTTCTTAAAAGGTGCAGACAGACCTGATACACTTCGGGGTATGGGTCTAGCTTATGTAGTGATTGATGAGTACGCAGACATTAAACCAAATGTTTGGGAACAAATCCTTCGACCAGCTTTAGCCGATGTACAAGGTGGAGCTATGTTCATAGGAACTCCTAAGGGACGTAATCACTTCTACGAATTATATAAATATGCAGAGAGTGCTAAAGATGCAGAGTGGACAGGGTTCCATTATTCATCTTATGACAATCCACTTATACCTGCAAAAGAAATAGAAGCTGCTAAACAATCTATGTCTAGCTTTGCTTTTAGGCAAGAGTTTATGGCTTCCTTTGAAGCAGCAAGTAGAGATATCTTTAAAGAAGAATGGATAAAGATAGATGATGAAGAACCTAGTGATGGTCGTTTTTTTATTACAGTTGACTTGGCTGGCTTTATTAATGTCGATAAAGAGTCGGGCAATAAGAATAGCAAGCTCGATGAAACAGCAATAGCTGTTGTTAAAGTACATGAAGGTGGTTGGTGGGTAGCAGATATTATTCATGGTCGCTGGGACATCAAAGAAACTTGCGAACAGATTATTAAAACAGTTATTAAGTATGAACCTGTAGCTGTAGGAATTGAAAAAGGCAGTTTAAAGAACGCAGCTCTTCCATACCTTATGGATTTAATGAGAAGGAACAATCACTATTTTAGAATAGATGATGTTACTCATGGAAACCAAAAGAAGACAGATCGTATTGTCTGGGCTCTACAAGGTAGATTTGAACATGGTAAAGTTACACTTAACGAAGGGGCCTGGAACAATGAGTTTCTTGATCAGCTTGTTAACTTTCCTAATCATTTGCTTCATGATGACTTGGTGGATGCTTTAGCGTATATAGATCAGATTCAGATAGTAGAGTACTTTCAAGATTACGAAGAAGAAGAATACCAAGTTTTAGATAGAGTTACTGGATATTAATAAAGGACAAACATGGCACAGAACAAATTAGTAGACTGGATTAATGATAGCATTGAAGAGTGGAGACTCCACAGAGATACTAATTATCTTTCTGTTTGGAAAGAATATGAACGTCTTTGGAGAGGTGAATGGGCTGCTGAAGATCGTCTAAGAGACTCAGAGAGAAGTCGTATTACATCACCAGCTTTACAACAAGCTATTGAGAACCATACTGCTGAGATTGAAGAAGCTATCTTTGGTCAGGGTGATCATCTATTTGATATTGAAGATGACATGGATGATCAAGATCCAAGAGATATTGAATATCTTAAAAAGTACATGAAGGAAAACTTTAAGAAAACTAAACTTCGTAAAGCAGTTGGTGATGTTTGTTTATTAGCTTCTATCTATGGTACTGGTATTGGTGAAATTACAATTAAAAAAACCAAAGAACTTGTTCCAGCAACAAGACCTATGCCTGATGTTAATGCAAGAGCTATTGGTGTAGAGACAAAAGAAAAAGTTAGTATTGTTTTAAAACCTATCTCACCACAAAACTTTCTTATTGATCCAACAGCCACTTCTATTGAGGATGCTCTTGGTGTAGCAATTGAAGAGTTTGTATCAGCACATAAAGTAGCTGAAGCTGTTAAAGCAGGAATATATAAAGATACAGACATTGAAGATGATGCAACTCCTGATTCTGATTTAGAAGCCTCTTGGATAGATGAAGAATACAATGATGACAAAGTTAAAGTACTTCGCTACTATGGTTTAGTTCCTTCTAAACTTTTAGATAATCAAGGTGAAGATGATGTAGAAGAATTATTTAAAGATAATGAAGACTCTGATAAATCTGACCTTATGGAAGACTATGGTGATTTAGTAGAAGCTATTGTTGTTATTGGTAATGAAAAGTTTTTATTAAAAGCTGAACGTAGTCCTTACATGATGAAGGATCGTCCAGTCATTGCTTATCAAGATGATACAGTGCCTAATAGATTCTGGGGTCGTGGTGTTGCAGAAAAGGGTTACAATATGCAAAAAGCTATTGATGCTCAACTCCGTAGCCATCTTGACTCACTAGCACTTACAACTGTACCTATGATGGGTATGGATGCAACACGTCTTCCTCGTGGCTCTAAGTTTGAGATTCGTCCTGGTAAATCTATTTTAACAAATGGTAATCCTGGTGAAATCTTAATGCCATTTAAATTTGGACAGACTGATGGTAGTAATATTCAAACTGCACAAGCATTTGAAACTATGTTATTACAAGCTACAGGCACATTAGATACACAATCTACACAAACTCAACCTGCCGGTGGTGAACTCTCAATTACTCTCTCATCAATCCTAAAGAAAAATAAAAGAACACTTGTTAACTTTCAAGATCAGTTCCTTATTCCATTTATTGAAAAGAGTGCCTGGAGATTTATGCAGTTTGATCCTGAACATTTTCCTGTTCAAGATTGGAAATTTATTCCATCTTCAACATTAGGTATGTTAGCTCGTGAAGTAGAACAAATGCAATTTATTAATTTAATGAAAACACTTGGACCTGACAGTCCTCTTGTTCCTATCTTAATGAAGGGTATTATTGGTACTTCTAGTTTAGCAAATAGAGAAGAACTATTAGCAAACTTAGAACAGTCTCTAAAACCTACTCCAGAACAACAACAAGCTCAACAAATGCAAATGCAGTTACAAGCGGGACTTGTTCAATCTCAAATCAATGAGTTTAACTCTAGAGCTCAGAAACAATCAGCAGAAGCTCAACAAACTAATGTTGAGACTCAGTTTATTCCTGATGAAACCAAAGCTAAACTTGCTATGGCTTTATCTAATAATCTTGATGCTGGATCTGCAGATGATAAAGAGTTTGAACGTAGAGCTAAGGTAGCTGAACTTCTTATTAAAGAGAAGAATGTAAACCTTAAAGCTAAGGATATGGAACAAAATAAACAGATAGTTATGATGCAAATGCAAAAGAACTTGACAAAATAGATAATCTATGCTATAATTAATTATAGTGAATGCTATTATAACATACTTTTAAAAAGGATGCAATAGTTTGGATAGAGAATTACAAAATTATTATGAAGAAAGATTTAGTACAATGTCTACTAAAGGTTGGAAAGACTTTATAGAAGACACTCAAAATCTTTTTGATACCTACAATAAAATAAATACTGCCGATTCGTTTGAAGAGTTTCATAAAAGAAAAGGTCAAATAGATATACTTCACTGGATTCTGACATTAAAAGATGTTTCAGAACAAGCCTATGAGGAGTTAAAAAATGAAGAAGTTGTTTGAGTTCCATTGTTCTACTTGTGATCATCACTTTGAAGAACTAACAGAATACACACAAACTTTTACATGCCCTAAATGCAATTCTAACGCTGACAAGATCATCAGCACACCTAGAGTTAAGTTAGAGGGTTGGTCAGGAAGCTTTCCAGGTGCGGCAGCGGCTTGGGATAAAAAGCGTAAACAACAGCTTGCTAAAGAAGAAAAGCAGAATGCCGCTTGAGATTCTTTCCTAAAATGCTAATGGCACAGGAGAAATAATATGGCAGGATTAATAGATGAAGTGTTAGTAAATGATTTGGAGGCTTCTAGTCTCAACGACATGGTTAAATCCGATAACTTGGAAGAACCGAAAGTTGAAGAGAAAGTAGAAACTAAACCAATAGAAGAAGAAGTCCCTGATAAGTATCGTGGTAAATCACTAAAAGACATTGTAGCAATGCACCAAGAAGCTGAAAAGTTAATTGGTAGACAAGGTTCTGAAGTAGGTGATCTGAGAAAAATAGTGGATGATTTTATTAAGACTCAAACAACTAAAAATTCAGAGGTAGACGAAGTAGCTACAACAGATGAAGATTTCTTTATTGAACCAAAGTCTGCTGTAAATAGGGCAATTGATAACCATCCAGCAATTAAAGAAGCTCAACATGCGTCTTTATCTATGAAACGTGCAGAAACTGTTTCTAGACTAAAGCAAGAGTTTCCAGATGCAATGGAAGTTGTTCAATCTCCTGATTTTGCAAAGTGGATTCAAGGTTCTAAAGTCCGTACAGAGTTATTTGTAAGGGCAGAAACCCAATATGATTACGATTCTGCTAAAGAATTGCTTGATAATTGGAAAGAAAGACAAACTCTTAGTAAAAAAGTAACAGACACTTCTAAAGTAGACCGAGATCAGCAACTAAAAGCTGCAGATATTGGTAATAATAATGGAGCTTCTGAAACGGTAGCTAAAAAGAAA